GTGTTTGATTAACGCTGTCTTTGCCGATTGCGCTAATCTTCCGCATTGCTTGCCCCATAAGGTTGTAAATATCTGCCATGTTTTCACATCCTTTCAAACTTCAACACAGAAAACGGGGTCTTTGTTGAACTCATATTCCAGCTTCCTGTCCTTCGACGGCCATACCATGTACCCGTAAGGGTTCTTTGTCAGAAACAGATACCGGTGCTGCGGCGCTTCTTCGCACGCCTTGATAACGTCCTGTTTCCAGTCGTCCGGTACCCATTCGCCCATCAGATCCGCCATGGAGCACACGAAGATATTGCGCGGCTTCTTCCAGTGCTTCGGCTCGTCCAACCGGTGCGGGTGGAAAGTCGGCATAAATCCATACGGATACGGCTCTTTTGAGTGATTCCATCTCGTCTTTTGTCCTGCAAATTCCAACCCATCCAGCTCCGAACAGAATTTACAATTACCTTCACATGGGATAAGCGCTCCGTCCGGGTCTTTCCCGTGCTCGTTTGAGCAAAACCGGATTGCAATTCTCCGCGCATAGCAGTACGGGCACCCGTGCAGGCAACCCGTAACCGGATTCCAACTTGCGTCGCACCAGTCAATTTTCGTCCGATCTCCCATTGTTTCTTTCTCCTTCGTCTTTTCCGATCACTTCAATAATCTGGCATTGCAGCTTGATCTCAATAGCCCATTTCTTCACCAATTCAGAGTTTCCATCCGGCGATTCATACTGTCTTCGGATTCCTTCAATCAGTTCTCCGATTCTTTGCCATGCCGCTACATAAGCGGGCCGCACGCCCAGCGGCGGCTTGTCAATAATCTTCGCCATCTTATCCCTCCCAGCTCAAAAGCAGACTGATGCAGAACGTAAAGAACACCGCCAGGAACAGCACGATATAGAAGAATACTTCATCATCATCCATTATCTGTTTCCTCCCGTGGTTTAATCTGGAATAACCACCCGCAGCGCGGACAATGCCGGATAGCGAAACCAACCACCTGGCAATCCTCCACAATGGCCAGCTCGTCGTTGGTCTTCGGCTGGATATAGTACATTCGTCCGCAATTCGGGCACTTCCACCGGCGCTTAATCTTCATGGCTGATTTCCTCCAAATAATCCAGTAGCGGCGCGTCCTGCTCCGTTTCCCGTTCCTTGTTATGTCCCCGGATCCCGCTCTTATAGTCCGCAAACGTCGCCGCCGAATTGAAAGCCGCCTTCTGGTTTACCCACCTGGCGAAGCTCCGCGCTTCCTTTGTCGGTGGAAGGTTCTTCTCAAAATCCCGGTAAGGCTGCGCGAATGGTTGTAACCCGGCATCCCGCAGCGCAATAGCCCGCCGCTCTGCAGAAGGAATATCCTTCACAAGCAGATATACAAACACCCGCCACGGCTTAATCCCGTTCTCTTCAAGTAACTTCGCTCTGTCCAGCACAACCGGCAGCATTTCGTCTGTATCACACGCAACGCGTACAAACTCTATCCATTTCAGCTTACCCAGAATCCCGGCAATCTCCGGCGTAATAAGCCGTGCGTCAAGGCCCTGGTTAAAATCGACTCGCACCCCCCCCCCGATTCGGAAATTTCGCGCATCTGCTCGATACCATGAGGACAGGCCAGTACATTGTTGTCCATGAATACAATCTTGTCGCTGTCCGGTCTTTTGATTTCCTGCCACGTCCGGTAAGGCCGTATTTTTCCTTCTTTCTTTGGCACTACACACCACGGGCACGCCCGGATGCACCCCCGCGTCAGAAAACCGATTGCATAATCAACCTTCGGATAAATGGAGTAGTCCGGGAATATGTTGTCGATCTCGTCCGGCAGCGTCGTATAGATTCCGTATCCCGTCCCGCCTTTGATCGTGTCCGGCGGCAAGTATGGATCTTCCGGCGTGAACGTGAATACCTTGCTGCTGTATACCTTGTCGTATTGCAGCATCGGATTCCACCATTCCACCGTATCGCCCTGTGCCTTGTGCCAGGCAGATATCTTCATCAGCGCATAATTCGGAAATCCCGTATTGTCGCTGTCATGCAGACCGACTCTCATGTATCCTCCGCACGGTTTCCCGCAGACAGTGTTTTAACTCAATCAGCGAAACCTTTTCGCCGTTCTCGTCCCGGATGTACGGCAGGGCTTCTATCAGTTCGTCGTCGCTCAGTTTAATCATAATCTCTGCAATCGTCGGCTGTTTATCTCCGTATGCCATGTTAAACTCCTGTTTCTTCCTCTAACAGTTCAAAAACGTTGATTTGGTTTTCGTCCACCTTCTGTTGATCCATACCAATCCACCATTTCATTATGCCTTCGCCGTCTGTAAACATCCGGTTATGGTTTGTCTTTCCGCTTTCCAACCGTGCTTTCAGCATTTCGTCGAAAGCGGCGATATACATTTTCTTGTAAGCGGGCCACCGTTCAAGTTCCCGCCGCATATTGTTAAAGTTTCCCAGCGGGCACCCGATACACCCCAGGCGCGTCAAGCCTTCGTCATAGAGCTTACAGTATGGCAATTTTTCCCGCCGGATATATTCCCAGATATCTTCATCCGTCCAGTCTACAATAGGATTGACCAGCGTTTTGTGAAGGCGGTAGCACCGTTCCACAACCTCTCTGGTTTCCGTATTGTCTGAATTTAGTACCACCCCCCCCGAGTTGTTTCGGAAAAATTTGCGCCGACTTCCTCCGCAACTTTTCCCGCTTTGCCGCTGAATATCGTAACTCTGCCCTGGTTATCCTTCCGGCTTTTGCTTTCCGCCCACCTAACGCCCGTTACGACTACGCGGTATTGTCCGTTAATCTCTTTCAGATCCTGGCAGCAGTACCGCAAAAGCCGCGTCGGTGGAAACTTCTTTTTAACAATCAGTTTCCGCATCGGCAGTTCCGGGATCTCAAAATGAATCACCCGGCCCGTAATCTCGTTCGACGGATTCAAAAGCCGCTCTCCGTGTGTGCTGTATATCCGTTCCGTGCCGTCCACAAGATGATAAATCACCGTGTCGAACTGGCTGATGATAAACCGCACAAGCTCCGGCGGGTCAACCGTCGTCACATTGTAATGAATATCGTGCTTACACCCCCCCCGTGCCACAAGGGAAGCGACAACGACGGAATCTTTCCCACCGGAATAGGCAACGTAATAGCCCTCCTGCGGTTCAAAGTGCTGCAGCATTTCAATCGCCATCTGCACTTTATCCGTTTTGTTTCCCAACAAGTCGTACTCAATCAGTGCCAATTTCTGTGTTTCCTTTCTCAATATCCGCAATCAGTTTGAAGAACAAATAAAACTGCTGCGGGACTACTGCGTTTCCGAGTGATTTAATTCTGTCCACCCTATCGGGTATCCCATCAACCACTCTACGTATGCCGGATCCATTAGGCCAATTTTCCCAAGCGGAGTGCACTCTATCAGTTCGTGAAGGTTGTTTCTGTAGTACCCCCCCCCACAAATCTTTGAGCCTTCGCACCCTTGTAATGGCTCGCGCATGGCGTCGGTAGCAGGACTTCCGTAAACATCTTCTCGTAACCCATCAGCCATTCGATCAGCTCCGGGTTCGTATTCCCTCCGCCGCCGCTGGATAAGCTCCGTACTTCCTCCGCCGTCAGTTTCCCAGCCTGCGCCAGCTTCCGTAATTGCTGCAAGTTCCCTGTGCCGCCGCATAGCGCTGCCCCCGTCGATGGCGTGGGCCACAATGGCAACACGTTCTCGCTTGTGCGGGGCATCGACACCACAAGCCGGAATAATAAACGTCTGGGCTTCGTACTCTTCACTTTCCAGGTCAGATAGCACCTCGTCGAGTGCCAGATTGACGATACCAGGCACATTCTCACCAATAACCCAAGCGGGGACGAGTTCTCGTATAACTCGCAGCATTTCCGGCCAGAGGTAACGGTCGTCGTCCTTGCCAGCTCGCTTCCCGGCAAGAGAGAACGGCTGACAGGGGAATCCTCCGGAAATAACGTCAACTGTTCGTAAACCGGTTCTTTCGTAAAAGCTCACCCCTGTTAATGTTCTTATGTCGCGCCAGCGCGGTACGTCCGGCCAGTGCTTTTCAAGCACTTTCGTTTGAAAATCGGCCCATTCGCACTGTCCGACCGTCATAAATCCCGCCATTTCTCCGGCAAGATCAAGCCCGCCAATCCCGGAAAACAGCGATAAATGCGTCAGCATTTCGCCGCTTCCTCCTTGATTTTCTTCATCCGGCACTTGTCGCAGTCCATATCCAGCCGTTCGCACTCAAAGCAGGCTTTCTCCGCCGCTTCCAGCGCCCGGCCTTTCCAGCGGGCCACGTCCTGGGTCAACCTTTGAATCAGTCTGTCCTTTTCGTCCATGTTTTTCCCTCCATTCGCAGCATAGCCCATCAAAACAGCTCACGCACTCGCCGTAATACTCGCTCTCCTGGTTCCTGCACTTCCCGTCAAACGGCACATACGTTTCGCAGTTATCGCAGCAGGCCCCTTCCGGCAGCGGAAACGTCACTTGTTCCACCTTGCTTGTCGCCGGAATGAACCGGTAAACAGCTCCGCCAACCTCCCAGGCCATCCGCTTTGCGTCCCGAATCTGCTCATATTTCGCCGCGTCATACGTGTTGATGCTCCAAATATGGGCCTTCGGGCTGCCCAGATCTTCATGCCGGGTCGTCATAAGCCATTGTCGGCCCTTCTTGACGATCCAGTATTCCGGTACCTTAACCATCCTTCTCCCTCACAAACTCATACCCGTACAGCGTTTCTTCGGTCATGTACCGGAATCCGCAGTTTTTACATTCCCGCCGACGCATCACGCTGAAATTCTTCTGTTTCCGGCTGTCGTAAACCAGGCTTTCCGGGCTGCTGCACTTCGGGCACCGGATCCCGCGTTCTTCATTGTCCCGCTGTTTCATGTTCTGTCCTCCCGGTTTTCTTCAATGCTCTGCTTTGCGGCCCGCGCCGCCTGTTCATCCAGTCGTTTTTCCAGCACAACCGGGCACGATGAAAAGCCCAAGTTCCGACATTACCGGGTAAAGGGCGTTCATTACGGCGTCAATGCCCCGATACTTAAAGCCCTGTGTTTGATTAACGCTGTCTTTGCCGATTGCGCTAATCTTCCGCATTG